GAAGAAAGAGGGTGATACTATCTTGTATTGTTTTAAGTCTACAATATTATCTTGATTAATGCTGTAGTGGTCTATCACTTGTTGGATCTTAGGCATCTTAACGTGTGCCCAAGGCCATAGCAATTTGCAGACATAGTACGCATCTCTAAAAGTACAACGCCACTTCCATTGCATTAAATATTTAGTCCCGTCTTTGCGTAAGCCTTTACGAGGCTTACGCACAACAGTTCCGCGTCCTAATACTTCGTGGACCCAACGTATAACAGACTCATCCGTCATAGTTATTTCCATACTAATACGTTGTGACATAGATGTTCTATAACCTTTGCCATTATGTTTTTTCTTTTTCTCCGTACGCTTTGCGTAATAGATACTGCCTTCTCCATCAAATAGCCCGGCAATATAGGCTCTATCTGTTTCTGTTATCATTTTCTTCCTTGTTCCACATTCGTAACAAACCTATTACGCATGCATATATTAATAGTATTGCTGCTATCGAAACTAACAAATCCATTACAATTTAAACGCCTGTAATTCTTTTAATTTTTCTTGAGCATCTACAATTTTTTGCATAAGTTTATCTATCTCTTCTATGTGCTGTGGATGTTCTCCAATGCCAACAGAATTATCCAGATAGATTTTTATAGTTGCATCTGCTTCTGATATTTGCGCAGTGTATTTATCTTCTAGCGCTTGCAGTATAGCTTGTCTCATATTATTACCCCCACTATAAACCCAACAATAAAACCTACCGACGCATAAACTATCTCGCTTCGATAGTATAAACTCCAGGCAGACAATTGTTGTCTCCATTTTTTATTATTAATGCTGTATTTTCCGAACAGTATCATTGTCTTCTTCCTCCTCTATCTCTCCTTGATTGTTGCAAAATTCACAGTCGGCCCATTGTTCTTCATAGGCTTGCTCAAATGGCACTCTTATAAATCCGTTGCCATTGCAAACTTTGCATATTTTTTTAGGCATATTTTTTCCTTTCTATTAAAAAATTGCTTTGCTTTCATTCTTATGTATTGATGGTCAAACCCAGCGTACTGGCATACCAAAGCAAAATCTCTATTAGGCTCTAGAAAATAACTTCTAGCTGTCTGTGTAAAGTAATCATTGCCTGGGTTACCGTAATTTTTATTACGCCATTGTGAACCCAATGCGTCCTCCAGGGCTACGATTAACACATTACGCCAAAGACTTTGCTCTGCATTCTTCTTGTCTCCAATTACGTTAATCGCCTTTGGAAACACGCTTTGTGATTTTGCCATTTAACTTCTTCGCTTTCTCGTCTACTAACATTCTAATCACCTGCGCTCTTGATAAAATGATTCCTGGTGCCAGTACCTTGGTCAGCTTATCAATTTTACCATAGCAGTCATGATCAACTGCGAGACTTTTGTATTTGCTTATGTCTGTCATTTAGTATATCCTTTCTGTAATATCTAAACATATAGGATATTTATATAAATTTACAAGGAACTTGTCAATGAAATTTTTTTTAACAGTATACATTTGTTCAACTATAGCGGGTAATTGTGTTACTACTCTTACATATCCTAAGCCACAGGACAGCTATTATGATTGTGTTCGAAATGGGCTTTCTGAGTCATACGATATATTGTATCAAGGCAAGTTTTCGGAACAAGATGTAGTAAAATTTAGAATGTATCCTAAATTTACATGCGAAGAAGCTATTGTTCCACCGCCTAAACCAAAGACCCCAGCTTAATTATTTGCCCTGGCCCCGGTATTTTTTGAAACTACGCCGGCGGTTCTTGTTCATTTTTGCCTTGCTAGGATTGCGTCCAATCGATGTTTTGTGAAATGTAGGCACGTGAGCGACCTTTGCGTATAAACCTTTAGACTTTTTCGCCATTTTCTTTTATGTATGCCTTATCATTTTCAGTTACTTTTAAATATCTTATATTTCCATTTATGTATTGTCTGGTGTCTGCGCCACAGTTGGTGCATCTATAATAATCTTGTACAATTGCAATTAAAATTGTTTCTTCTTCACACTGTTCACAAAAACCGTGAACGGTATCTATATTAGCAAATGCTTTTTGTATTATAATTTTCTTACTCATTACAAATCTACAGCGTTATTTATACCAACTAGCCACAACATATCTTATGTTTTGTTTAACCATATTAACACCATGTTTATAATATTGTCCGTCAAAAAACAATACTCTACCCATTTTTGGTTTAAATATAGTGCCTTCTTCAAAATAAGTTTGACCGCCTTCAAAATTATCATTTAAATAAATAATAGATGATAAAACTGTGTCTTTTTTTGCCATATCAAAATGTAAGTCTTGTTTTGAACCTATTGGCCATTTTACTATTTCAAACCAATCTACTTCTGCTCCATATTCTTTAGAAATCACATTAAGTTTATATTTAATATCCTCTACATTACAAGCTAAAGGATAGACATCTCTCCACTGTTTTGAAAATTTTTCGTTTGCTTTGTAATAATTTATGAGATTGTCACATTCTACTTTTGATAAAAAATTATCAATAATTATTGTCTTCACGTTAAGTCTACAGCGTTACCAATAACAGGTTTGTATTTAGTTTTACCTTCTTCTTTGTATGCTCTTAGTAGTTGTTTTCTTGGTTTATCAGATACATAGCTACAGTGGATCCATCCGCTGTTGGGCTCACCTGGAGTAAAAAATTCTAATATCATTTGATCATACGGTAGGTTTGCTTTGATCCAATCAAAGACTTCAGCGTTGCTTGTGCCCAGGCATTCGAAGTCCGCCGCCTCCGCACGGGTATGTTGCGAATTTAAACTGCTGCCAATTTTTACACATAACTCTGGGCTACGAAAGCAGCTGGTTACCGTCACTCTACCAAAGTGATCACGCACTGGCTGTAGAATATTTTCACAAAGTAGTTTTAATTTTTCTATTTGATCTGCATTAGGATTGTTATCAATGCCAAGCCTGATGGCTGTGTCTGATTTAATTAGTTCTGAGAGGCTAAAGTTACGTGATAGTTTCATTTTTATATTTTATCCTGTTATATATTTTTTTACTGTTTATTCTATGTTGCCTAAATCTATCATCTCTAAGCATTTGTGCAAACCTATTAATTTTTTTTAATTTATTCAATAATGAGTTTTTTGATTGATTTTGAGCCATCTATGTTATCCTCTAATTCTGCCTGACCCTTCCAGCATTTGTACGTAACAGATTCGGAGAAGGTCCTCTCCGCTTCACGCTTCCCGCGAAGGCACATAGCCATTGAGTCTTGCAGTCGTGCCTCTTTAATTTCTCCGTTAATAAACATTAGTAATCCTACTACAGCTTCAATCATACTACCTTACCTTTGTTTTCACCTTCTTTAATAACATATTTCTGTGTACCATGCTTACCAGTTTCAACTTCTTTTTTTAAATCTTTTACATACCTCATCTGTTTAGCTTGTTTATTCATGTCAGCTATATAATCTAAAACTTTTTTAGTAATTCTTCCCGTTGCCATTTGTATATTTCATTTCTCTGTTTGCATCTTTTAATTTTTCGATGTCTACCAATACTTTGTCCATTTGTTTTCTTAAAAATTCTATGTTGACTTTGTTCAAAGCCATGTCTTCAATGTGTTTGTTTAACTTGTCAGTCGACTTATAAAGATCCTCGATCATCATAAATTGTTCCGAATCGGCGGGCAATGAACCTAGTTGTCCACGCGGCCATTTGATTCTAAACTCTGTGTTCTCTTCTAAATCTTTTTCCATTAATTGTATTCGAGTGTCAGCTATGTTTAATCTTTCAACAATTTGGAAATAGCCCATGGTGCCGAGAGCAACGATGACGATCAAACTAGCAACCGTCTTCATAGGCATCTGCACTGCAGCTTCCTCAGATATATTTAATGGTTTCTTACTCATCTAGTTGGAATATACCCCGGTTCTAAGAAAATAGCCAGAAGGCATAATAAAACTATTAGAATAGCTGTGAATCTGTAATCCATCCTGGCTATCTCCCATAATTATCCCCATATCCAACTTTTAATTTTGTCCCAAATTTTGCAACAAAATCTTTTACATTTTTCAATCATGTTTTTTCTCCTCAATTTCGTAAAAGAATTTATCAGTATCTTCTGTTCTCCACTGACTTGTGTCTTCTACGTTCCATTCGTTAGTCTGCACTTTCCAATCAGGGATATTATCTTTTACAGTAAAAGAAGGTATATCCCATATACATCTATTGTTTGGCTGTGCTGCATAATTACCATCGTCTAATGCAATTATGTGTGCGCACTTATGTTCGTGCGGGATCTCAGAATGATCAGTATCTAATATGTTACTCTCTGGATGTGCAAAGTCAACTGTAAATAAGTATTTACCTGGGTGCCATTTTTTATCTTTACCTATGTATTTTCCTGCTTGTCCGTCTAGAATATCAAAAGAATGAACAGAAGGATAATAACTAAAACAATTCCAGAGCTGAAGTTCATCAAGTCGTCTCTTTGGAACTTCTTCTGGTTTAAAACCACGTTGAATAAATGCGCTAATCGGGAGGCGATAAAATATTGCACCGTTCTCCATGATGGCATGAAACAAGATCGAACGACCTGTAATAGCGCTAAGACCAAAGATAATACAGTCTTCAACTTCTCCATGATGTTTTTGTAAATCATATAGATACTCCCTTCTTATTTGAGCATAGGTTACTGGTATGTTTGCATTTAGATAAGCCATAAATCATTTTATAGATCCCCAATTAGGACCTGATTCGTAGTCTACCTTGTTTGGTATCTTCAAGTCAACTGCGTTTTCCATCACATCTCTTATTTTAGCAGCCTCTTCTTCATCTTTAACTGATATGTCTAATTCATCGTGCACTTGAATATGTGGTGTAATTCCCTCTTTGTACAATTCTAACATAGCTTTCTTTGTCATGTCTGCAGCTGATCCTTGTATTAATTTATTTAATGCTTTGTATGTAAAAGCTCTACGCGTAGGATTGTTATGCCAATAATTTTTTTTAAAATTACCATCACTATCTTTTAATATTTCACCTTCATCATCTTTTAAATATGGTCCCATCTTTTGTAGATCCTGCATGCGTTCTTCATCTTCGGCTGGTATGTATTTACCCCAGTCCGACCCACGAAGGATAGGTTCATACTTAGGAAATCTACATCGTCTACCTAACAAAGTTTTAATCTGACCTTTTTTAGAACCTGCTTTCATAACTTCATTCATTAATTGTTTTACAAAAGGAACTTTGCTGTGATACTTGTCAAATAATTCCTGAGCTTTGAATTTAGATACACCTAACTCTGCTTGTAGTTTGGCTTTTCCCATACCATAAAAAAGACCCAAATTGATCACTTTTGCTTGTGACCGGGGTATTTCTGCCATATCTGCAACGATTTTGTGAAAGTCGGTCGAAGGGTCAGTGTCATACGAATCTGCAATTGTATTTACTGATGGCAGTCCATAACGTAAAGCATAGTGTGCAACAAGTCTTGGTTCCTGTTGCGAGTAGTCAAAGCAACCCCACTGACAACCTTCTTCAGGTATAAATAAACTTCTTATCATTGGACCTAAAACTTTATCACGCGCAGGTATTTGTTGTAAGTTTGGATTAGAATATGAAAAACGTCCAGTGATTGTGCCACCATCGTCAGATCTAATTTGATTTATCTCAGCGTGTATTCTACCTTTGTGTTCGTGTTTAAGTATTGTATCTATAAAAGTTGTGTTTACTTTATTAATCCTTCTTGCCTCAGCTATCTTCTGTATGGTAGGATGCTCATGATTGGAGAGAAAATTTTTAGTAAATGAAGGTTCATCAGATTTCGCAGTACGTTCGTAAGACAGGTTTAGTTTTTCAAAAACTTTGGCAATCGATCTTGCAGCCCATATCTGAGTATCTACTCCTGTTTCTTTTTTTACTTGGTGTAATAATAATTCTTCTTTGGTGGTTAATTCTGTTTTCAATTGATTGGCTGCTGTCACGTCTACCCGAACCCCTAGGTAACGCATATCAACTAGACAAGGAAAA